AGTCGTTGTCAACAGCTTGCATTTGGTCTCGGGACCGTGAGCTGTAATACGCATTGCGCTCTGCTACCGTCTCCTCAGGAATTCGTGCTAAAAGCAAACTTCCCACGCCGAGAACCCCAGCGTGTCGGTTGCTGTCCATCGGAGTACCAAGAAAATCAGGATATTCGTCGGCGCGTACCAACTCATAACCCTCACGCAGGCGTGAAGCCACGTTGATACGATCATCGTATCCGTTTGCTTCTGCTCTGATCCAACGATGCTTATAGCCCGGAGGAGCAGGAGGCGCATCCAACTTCGAAGGAGGGGCCCATGGCTTACGGCGCGCAGTTGCAGTGCGGCTATCAGCCTCACGCGACTTGCGATTTAGGGATGGCACGTCAATTTTGTCCATGGTCTTAATCCTTTACGTATTTAGCGTATTCCTCTAACGGAACACCGAGTTTTTTGGCAATCGCGACCTGACTCGGGGTCAGTTTCACGCTGCGGCGCGCGTTATTAACTCCCGACGAGCGGGTTGCAGGAGCGACGGAGTGCGCGGCCCGTGCTCTCTGTGGTTTCTGTTGAGGCGCTGCAGCCGCATTTCCTGTTTGGAACTTGTGAGGAAACGCTTCGCGGATACGCCTGTCTAGTTCATCATAATACTCCTCGGTCTCGGGGTCAAACCGTTCATCCGTCACCAGCTGACGGTGCAAGCCAATAACGGCATGCGTCATGACGGTGTCCGACCCAAACCAAGGGTTCTGTTCTGCCCATTCCTCCGCCCGAGGGTCAGGCGATTGCGCTGCCTGCTGTACAGGCTGCTGCTGTTGATACAGCTGACGCTGCTGAGCCTGTTGAGCAGCATATTCTTCCTGCTGCTGGCGCTGAAGCGTGGCCTGTTGTACCTGACGCTGGTCCATCAGTATCGCCGTCAAGCGTTCCTGCGCCTCGGTCTCCGTGTCAAAGTCGCCTTCCTCACGCGCCTGACGAATCACCTGCTTTAACGCTGCGATCTGCGTATCGATCCGACCCTTCGCCTCGTTCAGACGCTCTGCATCGGTGTGACGGAACTGCTGTTCCAGCTGCGACGCCCGTTGCTGCACGTTTTTGGCGTATTCAATCGCGGCCTGCTCACGACGCTCCGTCTCACGCAGTCGAGCCGTCAGCTTCTCAATACGCTTGCGGACATTACTGCTGTACTCGTCCATGTCCTTAGCGTGTTGCTGCTTTGGCTCCTCTTGCAGGCCTTGCGGCTGCTCAATCTCGACCTCCGGAGCCTGCGGCGCATCCGCCAATACCGCCTCCGAGCCGTCTTCGTTCATTTCAATCGTGGCGGAATCCTCATCCTCGCCAATATTGAATTCTAGTTGTTCATTTGACATGACTTTTTCCTTTAGAGCAGGTGAATAACGTCTTCGGGATCGGCAATTGTTGCCAAAACCTCATCATCGTTGATGATACGTATCTCGCCACCCTCAATTGGGATGCGCGAACCCGCATAGCGACCGAAAACAATCCAGTCCCCCGGCTTACACCACGGGCCGTCTGGAAATTTGCTCTCGTCGCAGTACGCCAACGGACCCACCTCAAGCACATAAGCACAGGTAGTCGCCAGTTGCGTCTTTTTCTGCGTCTCTTCGGCAATCGCAATACCGCCCTTCGTTACTCGGGCCCCGCGATACGGCAAAAGAGAAATACGCCAGCCCGTCGGACGAGGAAGATGGTCTCGAACGCTCTCGTTCAACTTCCCCTCATCTAACTTGCCTTCATCGTTGAAGACATCGTCAATAGTTGGGGCCTTATTCTGCTGCTGCTCCAACCACTTACGCTCCAAAGCAGTCAAATTGTCTTGCTTTTCTTCTACAGCTTCCATGCAGTCCTCCTTCAGGGTTAGTCGTCTTCTCTAAGGCTCTTGAGGCGCTCTCTTAAAGCATCCTCAATCATGTTTAAGCCTTCCAGACGGCCCATCAGGAAACGATATCGCTCCATGGTGGTCACCGAGCCGTTCAATACCATCGACTCAGTGTCAGACCGTAAAGTTCTCAGGTCCTTCAGAACTGCTTCCGCAAATTCCAGCATGGTAAATCTCCATGAGAGCAGACGGTTTGTGGCTTCCGTCTGGAAAGCTTAAAAATCAGTAAATCTTAACCGGGTTATTCCCGTCTCTTTTCTTCACAATCATCGCAGGGCCCTGCACACCCTTCATCGCCCCACCTTTGCCCATCTTCTTCGACTTGCCCGCAGTAGTCAAAGCAATCGCAACCGCCTGCTTGACCGCCGCCTTCTTGCTCTTAGGCTTACTCGTGCCTATCGAGCCGCTCTTTTTGAACTTGCCCACCATCTCACTGATATTGCCCGAGATCGTCTTCTGGCTAGACCCTTTTTTAAGAGGCATTTCTTGCTCCTTGCTGTTGGTTGACTTGATTCAAACGCTCTCGCGCTAGATCGGCCCGCAACATCGCAATATTCTCCTGCGATGCCACCCGCGCCATGTTAGCCCGCTGCACTTCTGCCGCCTTTTGCTTCTCTACTTCCAACTTCGCACCCTCAATTTGAATCCGCTGGTTGTCCGCCTGCGCACGTTGCTGGATTTCTGCTTCCTTCAACTGCACCACAGGGTCCGGTCCCTCACCCGCTAACTGCGCTTGGAGATTACGCATCTCCATCATGCCCTCAGCAACCTTCAACGCAATCATGCCCTCCTTCTGGATCGGCGAGATCATCCTATCCGGGTCAGCACCATACTCCGAGAACAACTGCGCCTCCACAATCTCCTCCGCCTTCTTGCGCACATGATCCAACACATGCTTCAACAAGGTCATCGCCGCTTGTGGATTGGCCTGCATCATCGGCGACATGCCCATCACCAAGTGCGACAGAATATGCGCGTCATGCTGCTGGCCCGAGAAGGCCTTCAACTCCATCTGATCCAAAACATCCGAGTTTTCCTGCGCCGGATCCTTCGGCATCTGCGTATTCTGCGGTCTCAATATCCCATCAATGTCCCGCACGTTCATCGCCGCATACACACGATAGTACGCTTCATACATGTTGTGCATCATCGGCGCACTCTGCGCTAACTGCAGCTGCGTTTGCGCCAAAGTGATCCGTTGGGCAACGGAAAAAATATTCGGATCGGCAACGGGTAGTACCGCCACCAGTTGGTTGAAGTCCTGCTTCTTAATCCTTCGCGAGGCACCCGGTACTTCATACGGATATTCATCAGGCAGATACTTTCCAAAGCCCTTTGCCAACAGTTGGAACTCGATCTTCTGCGCATAATGCAAGCGCTTGTGGATCGCCGACATCACCATCGAGCCTTTTTCCAACAACGCGATGGTCGTGCCCACCGCCGCCATCTGATTGCCTTCACCGACCTGCATGTCAGCAATCGATGCCAAGCGTTTGCCCGCATCCACCACAAAACCAAGCAACGAGAACAGCGTCTGACTCGGCTCCTTGTACGGCAACGGCAACAACGACGCCGTCAACTCCGCACCACCCGCGTCAATATCCCGCCATTCGCCCGGCTGGATCGGATTATCGCTGTCCGCGATCCGCGCACCCTTCGCTTTGAAGCCCGCAGGCAGATTCGAGAGCGTTCCCGCATCCAACAACTGCCGCAACGCCATCGTAGCCGTCTTCGACAAGCCACCAATCAGATGCACAAAGCCCAAACCATACGCGCCCAGACCCTCGACCAGCACATAATGCACAAACGTCGGGATTCTGAGCTTCAAATCATCGTTTTCTTCCCAATTCCGACGCACTCCAACAACGCGACCACTCGCCTCGTCAATCGTAATCAGAAACGGCAGCTTAATCCCCGTCGGCTCACCACTCTCATCGACATCTTCAAAGCCCGGCACGTCATAATCGACGTGCATTTCCAACAAAAATATCTCTTCAGCATCGTCCGACGGCGTCAAACCCGTCTGCTTGTCCACCGCCTGCGAAATATCGCTCGCTGTCGGGTCAAAAGCCTCCGGCTGAATGTCTAAATCAAGGTACTCACCACCCAAAACACGCTTTTTGAACTCGTTCGCCGACATCGCCACACGATGCGTGATCCGTGAGCACTGGCTCATGACGCTTGAGCCGTAATACGGGATGTATAAATCGTCCGCCAAGACCAACTTGGACACCATCCGACCCAAATAACGGTCGTAATACACCTTCTTGAACACCGATCCACCATAACCAAGGTAGAAAAGCGCCTGATCAAACTCTGGTGTGTACTCCTCCATCACCGTCGTCAGCTGGTAATTCATGAAATCTTGCACACGCGAGGCCTGCTGCGCCTTGTCCAAAGTCTCCTTACCCACTACCTGCGTTCTAACTGGCCCACCTGAAGGCATCAACTCCTTCATCGCCTGCGCTTGGAACTGCACAATCGCCTCAGTCAACATCGGATGCACGGCCCCCGCCGCACCACGGAAAGGCTTGGTCCGCTCTTCAAGCTTCAAGCCCAACAGATCAAGGCCCTTGGCGTACATCGTCTCCCAATCCGACCTCGACGACTTGTCCGCCTCGTACAACGCCTGCAATGTCTGCGACATCTCCGACAAATCATCCTCGCCAATAACCTCAGCTAGGTTGTCGTAGAAGTCCACTTCCGCCGCGTCCTCCTCACCCATCTCAATCGTGGCCCCACCATCCTCTTCCAAGATGATTTCGATTTCAGGCATGCCCGCCGCTTCAATCTCCACGGACAAGGGCTTTTCGTTTTCCCCGAGCTTATCTACTGGCATGACTATTCCTTATATGTATCGGCGATTGTTCATCGCTGATTTTTCGACCAGACCGCCTTTTTTGAACGGAACGCCTTGGTTCAAAACACGCTGTGCGGCATTATTATCCCAAAGCACCGCCCAATGGCTTCGTTCCACCCCCGTTGCATCTTTTATGGTTATTGGCTGAATGACGAAACCTTCACCCAAGTCTTTAACCACAGCCTTTAAATTATTAGGTAATTTTTCATACAGCTTTGCTTGCTTTGACTCCGTCCCCGGAAAAGCAACAAAGCTCTTATTCATCTTCATGGCCCCTGCAATCGCATTCTTCGCCAACAACTGCTGGACGACTTGCGGCTGCACTTCGATGTTTGCGATAGGCTCCTCAATGTCATAGGTGCCTTTTACCTGACCACCGGGCAAGCCCAAACGCTCCTGAAGCTTCGTGATACGTTTTACGTCCTTAACCGTATCCGTTGCAATTTGGTCCGCTTTGCCTTTGCTAATCGGACCCAGCGTGGTCAAGAAGTCCGAAAATGCCGCAGGGTCTGCTTTGCCCGTCATGTCCCCTCTCAGTACAAACATGAAGGAGTCCATGCTGCCAAACCGATCTTCAATCTGCTGCCTCAACGGATCAAGTCGCGTCTTGATTCCGTCAAATAACGACGTTACTTCCTGCTTGTCCTTGGCCGCAGAGCCGCCTTTCTTACCCAGCTTCTTAATGTCACGGAACATGTCCGACTGCAACTCGCTAACGTAGATGCCTTCCAACCTGCCTAAGCCCGGCACGTTCACTTGATGTTCCGTGAAACGGCTAAAGCCCATCGCGTTCTTCTCTGGGTTGACCGCTGTATGACTACCCCTATAGGTTGAGTAGCGTTGTGTCTCTTTCAACACATCGTCCAAAAGGGCCTTGTTATCTACCAAGATAGCCTTACTACTGTCTTCCAAATCAGTTCTAATAAGTCTTTGGAGATACGGCAGTACCTCATTATCAGACGAAAATCTTCCTGTAGCTACCTCTTGAAGCATGTCATCGGCTGACTTATAAGGCGGGGAAAACTCTTGCGTAGCCATGCGATTAAGCATGGTGTTAACCAGCGGATTTTCTTGACGCAGCCTCTGCAATCCCCGCATCTTTATTTCAGTTGTAAGCTGATCATCTATCTTTTTGTATGCATCTCTGTATTCTTGCGTATTCCTTTCAAAAGGAATCGCTTTTGTACGTTCATTTATTAATTTTGACCAGTTTCCTTTGTACTCAGGTATGTCTAAGAACTTAATGTCTTGGATACCTTGTAACGCAGGTAGTGCATCTGCTTGAAGAGCAGATAATTGCGCATTAAGATTGTTCACCCCCGCAATCAACTGTGCTCGCCGCTCAGGGGTTTTTGCCAAATCTTCCGAGGTTTCTAAGAAAGAAGCAAGCGCTTGGACTTTCTCCGTGTCGCCCGAGCCCCTGCCTAAGGCAGCCGCAGCAGAACGCGCAGCAGCTGACGCCTCTTCCGCTTCCACCGCCGCACGTGTAGGCTCATAGGCAAGATTGATCACGCCAACCGGCTGGCCCGTTGCGCCATACACGTTGTCGTAGTTATTGTGCAAGCCTGAAGTCTTCGGCTCAATGAACGTCGTCTTGTAACGATTCGGCGTTGCCACTGCACTGACCCGTGAGACAAGGTCCGTGGGCGTCAACTTCGCTGCATCGTCCAAGTCTGCCAACGCCTGCGCCGCACGACTAATGTCGTACTCCCTGAACTTGCCCTTCAACGAACCCAAG